AAGTTCTTTACCTAACATGGATGCCATGACAATCCTCTCGAGGAACCATGACAAGCAATAAGGATAGCTACGGGAGGGATAAAGCGAGGGGAGTATTTTGTATTGTTCCACAAAGAGCGGTGCACGATACTCGCCTACAAAATAGACCCAAGAGCCTCCTATGTTTATTAGCTGTTGCAAACTATGCGAACAGGGCAGGCGTAGCATATCCAAATCAAAAGACTATCGCCTCAGATTTAAACATTACGCAATCAACTGTATCGAGGCATATAAAACTCCTTATCGAATACGGGTATATTCGTTATGCTACAAAGAAGTTTAACAAGTCCCTGAGCTGGCGTTCAAATGCATACTTTATTGTATTCGATGAGTCAGTAAGTGAGGAGGATGCGATAGCAGTTCAGACCGCTAAAGATTGGAACCAAATAGAAAAAGAGTCTCAGCCTGTGGATAACTTACCTACAAAAGAGGGTCGTATGCATCCAGAGACCATACAACGTATGCAGTCAGAGTACATAAGTAATAGAGATACTAATAGTATTAATATAGATATAAGTAAGAATATAATAAACGAATTTAAGAAAATGCTAGAAACTAAATACGGGCAAGTAATTATATGGAAGGCAGAAGATGCTGAGACAGTATCACAATGGCTAGACAATCACTCGAAGGAGTACATACTCAAGAACATCGAGAGCACCTTAGACTGGAGAAGGTCGAAGGGTATGGATAGTATCAAAAGGATAACCTACTTCCATAAGAAGTTTATGGATAGCAAGGGACCAAAGAACCAGAAGGAGACACTGGACGGATTGCTTAACAAGTTTACCGCTACACATCGAATCAAATACTAATCATTCAGTACACTGATTATAATATCATTCAGTACACTGAACATCTAAGACTGTTGCATAAAAGATACAGCCCCGCAGGGGCGGAACAAACGGGGAACAAACCAAGAACAAACGGGGAACAAAGCAAATACAAATGCAGAACACGGGGCAGAAAAAATTGACCTTTGGGGGAGGGTACCCGTGCGTATATAATGGGGTAAGTCACACAATTTTTTTGCAATTAATTCATTAATAGGTTATTATATCTCAAACATATATAGAAAGGAAACAAAATGGCTGGACCTACACACAGTAATCGTAACTACAAACTCATGAAACCAATCAATATGACAGAAGGAGACTACATCATAGAAGTATGGGAGGGTTCTAACTGGAATGATGATACCAAAACTAGAGAAATAGTAGATGGTTCTATCGATATAAAGATATATAGCAAGGTAGATGACGCATCAAAGTACAACAAAGGCGACCTTGTTGGGTTCTTTAGAGCTTGGGGTAACAGCAACTCTGCACCAAAGACCTTAGCGGAAGAGGGCTTTGATGACAAAATCCCCTTCTAAGCGTAGAATAATAAAGCCTCCCCTCGATAGATTCGGTGGGATAAGGGTAGTACAGAAACGTATCCAGAAATCAGAAGTCATAGACCATCATAAAGATGCAGTGGCTCAGGAATTGGTAGACATTGGTACAGCAAGTATTGATGAAATCATAGACTGGGATTCAACTGGGTACGTTCGTGTCAAGGCTCCGGAGGAAATATCCGAGCGAGCAATCAAAGCAATCAAGAAAATAAAGATGACTCCAACAAAGGATGGTCCTCAGTTAGAGGTAGAGCTACACGATAAGGTATCGGTGTTAAGAACTCTGGCGAAAGCGTCTGGTCTACTGGATAGACAGGATGATATGGACAAACCTTCTGTAGTTGGTATAGTAATGCATGGACCGGAACAGCCGGTGATAGACGTAGAGGATGCACATGAAGTTAAGGAAGATGGAGATACCCGAGAGGCAGATAGTACAGAAACAGATACTAAACAAGAAGTTGAGCCTGCAAGTAATAGCGAGGGATAATGGTCTGTTCTTAAATAAACTGAGGCAGATAATAGAAGGTAAGGTAACAACCACACCACAAAGAATAAATAGTTTAATCGAGTATGTGAATAGGGAGGACAGTTAAAATGAAATGTTGGCATTGTAGTACAGAATTAATATGGGGCGGGGACCACGACATTGAGCATGAAGAAGAGGATTACTCTATGGAAACAAACCTATCCTGCCCGAAGTGTCATAGTTTTACTGTAGTATATTTACCGAAAGATAACAAAGATGACTGATGCAATAACAAATTTAAAATTAGATTTCTCTACTTCGCCTATTGTTTGGAAGTTCCTACAAGATAAATCTTTTGTCAGAGGTATCATGGGACCTGTTGGTAGTGGCAAGTCTTATGCTTGTGCTGCTGAGATTATGTTGAAAGCGGTTAGTCAAGTACCTTCTCCTCGAGATGGGATTAAGTATTCACGCTTTGTTGTCGTAAGAAACAGCTATCCTGAATTAAGAACAACGACCATCAAGACATGGCAAGAGTTGTTCCCTGAGAATATCTGGGGTTCTTTTCGTTGGTCTCCTCCCTTGACACACCACATTAAGTTACCATCAAGGGACAACGCTCCGGGTATAGACTGCGAGGTTATCTTCTTAGCACTCGACCAGCCGAAAGATGTCCGTAAACTTTTATCCATGGAGTTGACAGGGGCATGGGTCAATGAGGCAAGAGAACTACCGAAGGCAGTTATAGATGGTCTCACCCATAGGGTAGGCAGGTATCCAACATTGTCCGATGGCGGTGCGTCTCCGTGGAGAGGTATCATCATGGATACAAACCCTATGGATGATGACCATTGGTGGTATCGGTTAGCTGAGAAAGAAAAGATGCGTGGTAAATATAAATGGAGTTTCTTTAGACAACCCGGGGCTGTAGAAGAATGTAACAGTCAAGAGTTACCAGAGAATCCAGAGGCGAATGGCTTTGTTTACTCTGCCAATACATGGTGGCTAACGAACCCGAGTGCCGAGAACAGAAAGAACTTACCCGCAGGATACTACGAGCAGACGTTGCTTGGGAAGAATACCGACTGGATAAGATGCTATGCTCAAGGTTTATATACCTACGTCCAAGAAGGTAAACCTGTCATGAACGAATACGATGATAGTATCATGTCCGAGGATGGATTAGAGCCAGACATATCCGTTCCTTTACAGGTGGGAGTTGACTTTGGCTTGACTCCGGCTGCAATCTTTGGTCAAAAGTTACGCAATGGTAGATGGATTATCCTCCATGAACTGGTTACGTTCGACATGGGGTTAGAAAGATTTGGTGCAATGCTGCGTTCGGAGCTGGCGACAAGGTTCCCTAAGTACGATGTGCTGGTATGGGGCGACCCTGCTGGTATGCAGAGAGACCAGATATACGAAGTTACATCCTTTGACCATTTGAAATCGATTGGATTACTAGCCAGACCTACTGCAAGTAATGACTTCCGTGTAAGACGAGAGGCAGGGGCTATGCCGATGAACCGATTGATTGAAGGTAAACCGGGCATACTCATTGACAAGAAGTGCCAAAGGTTACGCAAGTCTTTATCCGGTGGCTATCATTTTAAAAGAGTCCAAATATCGGGGGGTGAAAGATATAGAGATACTCCAAACAAGAATGACCACTCTCACGTTGGGGATGCTTATATGTATCTCGTACTGGGTGGTGGTGAACATAAACAACTAACGAGAGGCAATAGTCCTAAGTTCAAACAATCTGTAGCGAACATGGACTTTGATATATTCGCATGACAAGTTCAGCAAAACGTAAAGGAACAAGAGTAGAGAACAAGATAGTCAAGATGTTTCAATCTCTTAATATAAACGCAAGAAGGCAGCCACTATCAGGAGCACTAGCAGACTTCCCTCATGATGTAGCTGTTGATTTATTAGGCGGTATCAACTGTGAAGTCAAAGCAAGAAAGGGCGGTAAAGGCTTTGCCACCATCAAAAGATGGAAAGGTTCTGCTGATTTGCTGATTCTTGTAGAAGATTATGACCAGCCCGGGGTCTATATGGACTGGGCTCTGTGGAAAGACATAGCACAATTACTAAAAGAACATGAATGAAAAGCAATTAGAATACATATTTGGTGCTGATGGTACAGATTTATCAGCAGTTCCCTTCCGTTCATACCTACTAAACCTCATGGATTTGCACGAACATGATGCAAAACATCTGAAAGAACTACCAGATTATGGCAAAACATTGGACAATGCTGCTGAGTATGGCTATGGATTTACCATACTAGACAAGGGAAAGCCTGTATTATGCTTTGGTGTAGTGCCACAATGGTATGGAGTTGCTGAATTATGGATGATACCGGACAAGAATATGTTAAGTAAGCACAAGATAAAGTTTCACAAGAGTGCAAAAAGGTTTATAGACTTGATAACAGAGGAGTTGAACCTGCATAGAATCCATGTTACAGTTCTTGCTAGTAACACAAGAGCTATTAAATGGATTGAAAATATATCTTTTGTTAGGGAGGGAGTGTTAAAAAAATATACATTTGATAAAAAAGATATGATAATGTATAGTAAAATAAAAAAGGAGCGGTAAAAATATGGGTATGTTAATGAAAACACCTAAGTACCAAAGACCACCAGAGATGGATGCTAGCTCGGCAGCTCTTGCAGAAAGAGATAAGAGAGCAGAGGCAGAAGAGAAAAAACAAATACGCTCACTTGCCTCAAGAAGAAGATCTTTAAAAACAGGTGGCGTGATGAATGAAGAAAATTTAGACCTTCTTACAGGAGGCACCAGTGTTCAGCCTCAATCTTTCAGAGACCCAATGAAAGACGAAAGGTATAGATAGATGGGTGGTGTATCAAGAGTTTTTAGTAAGCCAAAAAAAAGAACAGCTCCTGTCTCTGCACCAGAGAGAAGAGAAGAGACTGCAAAGAAAACAGCCCCAGAACAAAAGAAAGAAGAACAACGCCCAAGTAGAGGTGACAGGTTAAATCAATCTATAGTTGGTGGAGAACTAACTGGGTATGAAGAAGATGCACAAATAACACTAGGTGTGAGAAGAAGATGAGTTACATTAGAAATCCAAAACTAAGAATATTAGACGACACGCAGGTAGAGAATGGCTAGGAAGTTTAAAGAAGTAGCCAAGTCAAAGAAGGGTGTCCCTTTAAAGTATTTGTCTGGAGCCAAGAGCCCAAAGTCAAAAGAGGCAGAGATACTAAAGACAAGACGTTTATATAAAAAAGGTTTACTAACCAAATCCATGATGGATGAGATTTCAAGAAAGAGAGCCAATGGCTAAATATCCAAGCAGTTACACTTCTAAGTTTAGCAAGTCTACACTAGACAAAGTATATAAGAGAGGTCTAGGTGCGTACTATAGTAGTGGCTCGAGGAATGTATCCGCTCAAGCGTGGGCTATGGGTAGGGTTAAAAGTTTCGTAACCGGTAAAGGCGGAGCGAGAAAAGCCGATAATGATTTAATTAGAAAAAGAAAGAAAGGATTAGTATAATGCCGGGAACAATGAAAATGTATAAAATGAAAAAGAAACCACTCAAGGGTGGTCAATCAAAACTTGATGCCAACAGAGATGGCAAGATTAGCAAAGAGGATTTTGCTATGTTGAAAAACAAAAAGAAGAAGGCGTAATTATGGCTTACTACACAAAAGTAAAAAAGACAAAAAAGAAAAAGAAAAAACAAACATCACGTTCATCTAGGAAAAAAGGACTCATGAGGTACTAATGTCTGAAGAGTTTATAAGAAGAGAGTACGGAGCTTTTACTCGAGGTATTTCCCTTAATGATGCAAAGGAGCAACAAAGGAAAGCAAGAAATACTATGAGGAACAGAAAGAAGAATCCTCCATTGAGTGAGCAAAGAGATTCTATGCAAGCCAGAAGAGATGCTTACCAAAAAATTATTAACGCTGGTATCATCACTACTGTCAGGGAAGGTCAGACAATGATTACTGGGAAAACATCCGATGTAAAGGAAAGAATTTTAGACAGGATGAATACCATGACCTCTAGGCAAATGGATGTTCTAGGGGATGTTATTGCCGATAAGAGAGTTGTAAACAGGTTTGGTGCGTCAAGCTGGTACGAAAGACAGAAAGCAAAGATAGCAAAAAGAACCAACACGCAGGCTATGTTGCTTAATGCTAACCCAGATGACTTACTAAAACAAATTCTGGGTAATCCAGAACCAGATGGTTTTATTGATAAAGCAATAGATATAGGTAGGTCCCTGAATGATGACAAAGGGTTTGATGTAGACGTAGACCCATTCAAGGGTGATATTATGTTTCAGTATAAGATTGATTTCTAATGGTAGCTAAAAGATTCCAGAACCCATCGGGTGGATTAAATGAGGCAGGAAGAAGGCACTTTAAAAAGAAAGAAGGCTCGAACCTAAAGAGACCACAGAAGTCAGGTAAGGACGGACGAAGGGTTAGTTTTGCTGCAAGATTTGCAGGTATGAGCGGACCAATGAAAGATAAGAAAGGTAGACCAACAAGACTTGCATTAGCACTGAAGGCTTGGGGTTTTAGAAGTAAAGAGAGTGCTAGGAACTTTGCACAAAGGAATAAGAAAGCATGATGAGATTAAATGAAAAGCAAGTAATAGACAGGTCTAAGAAAGCGTTTGCTAAAAAGGACCTATGGCGTTCAATATATGAGGATTGTTACAGGTATGCGTTGCCACAGAGAAACCTTTATGACGGATACTATGAAGGCAATGTCCCCGGTCAAAACAAAATGAACATGGTATTTGATAGTACCGCTGTTCATTCTACTCAAAGATTTGCAAATAGAATACAGTCTGGTCTATTCCCCCCATACAAGAAATGGTGTAGACTAGAACCGGGAGATGATATACCGGCAGACAGACGGGCTGAGGTACAAACAGCTCTTGATGTATACCTTGAAAAAATGTTTACAGTTCTACGTCAATCAAACTTTGACTTAGCAATGGGTGAGTTCTTGTTAGATTTATGTGTTGGTACAGCAGTTATGCTAGTACAAGAAGGCGATGATATAAACCCAATACAGTTTACGCCAGTCCCACAATACTTAATAGCATTAGAAGAAGGACCCGGTGGCACAGTAGATAATGTCTATCGTAAATATAAGTTGAGAGTGGAGGCTATACAGAGACAGTTCCCTGACGCAACAATACCACAGAGTTTATTAAAGTTGATGGAGACTAAGCCGCAAGAACAGGTCGAGCTATGTGAGGCTGTTATTATAGACCCAGATAGGAAAGACTATTGCTATCATCTTGTGTACGAAAAAACAGGAGAAGAATTAGTTTATAGAAGAATGGATGAGTCTCCTTGGGTAGTATCAAGATATATGAAAGTAGCAGGAGAAACTTTTGGCAGAGGTCCTTTGGTATCTGCTATTGCTGATATTAAAACTTTGAATAAAACATTAGAGCTACTATTAAAGAACGCATCTATAGCGTGTGCTGGAGTTTACACAGCGGCAGATGATGGTGTTATAAACCCATCGAACATAAGAATTACACCCGGCTCCATAATCCCAGTAGCAAGGAATGGTGGTCCGCAAGGTGCATCTTTAGCACCGCTACCACGCTCTGGTGATTTCAATGTCTCGCAAATTGTTATTAATGATTTAAGGATGAACATTAAAAAAACATTGTTAGATGATACTTTACCGCCAGACAATATGTCTGCTCGGTCTGCTACTGAGATTGTGGAAAGGATGAAGGAGCTGGCACAGAACATGGGCTCAGCGTTTGGTAGATTAATTACAGAGACTATGGTCCCTATTATTGCTAGGACATTATCTATCATGGACAAGAAGGGAATGATACAACTTCCTCTTAAGGTCAATGGTCTTGAGGTTAAGATAGTTCCTGTTAGTCCTTTAGCTAAAGCACAGAACTTAGAAGAGATAAATGAGGTTATGCAGTTTGTCCAAATAGCTGGGTCATTAGGACCGGGAGGAATAGCTGAGATGAAACCAGACCAGATAGCTACGTTCATCGGAGACAAGCTAGGCATACCATCTAACTTAAGAACAACCCCGCAAGAGAAACAAGTCATAATTCAGCAAAGTATGCAGATGGCAATGCAGGGTCAACAGATGCCACCTGAACAGGGTGGACAGCCACCAATGCAAGAGCCAGCAACAGCAGTAGCTGATGAGGTTAGTGCATGAGTAAGACTGGGTGGGAAGGCATAGAGGTTCTCGATGAGAGCCCTATGGAATTAGTAGATGACCAATTAGCAATAGATAAATCTTTTGCTAGAACTTTTGAAACAGAAGAAGGGAAGAAGGTTTTATCCTATCTTGTGTCTCGAACTCTTAGTCAACCGACTTGGGTTCCCGGTGGGGACACTAGCTTTGGTTATGCAAGAGAAGGTCAGAACAGTATAATAAGGGAAATACAAACGAGAATAGAAAGGGCGAAAGCATGAACGAACAAGAAGAATTACAAAAGCAAGAAGGTTTAGTTTCTGACACACCTCCAATGCCACTAGACGCTATGGAGCCAGACGACAATGAAGTTGATATACCTCATAAGTTATCTGACGAACCAGAGCCAATAAACCCAGCACCTGAAGATGAGGTTTTAGAAAAGCCAGAGTTTTTAGAAAATAAATTCTGGGACCCGAAAGAAGGAGTAAAGGTAGAAGAGCTCAATAATTCCTACAAAGAACTACAAAAACAATTTTCTATGGGTAAACACAAAGCACCAAAAGAATATGACTTAGCTGCTTTCGAGGGGATTGATGTAGAGAATGATGAGTTGGCAAAAGAGTTTGTTGACTGGGCTAACGAAAACAAACCTACGCAAGAGGCGTTTGATAAACTTATAGGTAAGTTCAGAGAGATGGCTGACGTACAAGAGCAAGAAAGTTCTATCAATGTAGAAGAAGAGACAGCTAAGCTAGGACCTAATGCACCACAAATTATTAATGGTATCAAGCAATGGGGACAAGGATTGGTTTCTAAAGGCGTGTGGTCCGAAGATGACTTTGATGAGTTCAAAGTATTTGCAGCTACAGCTAGTGGTATTAACGCCCTCAACAAAGTAAGACGTTACTATGGAGAGCAACAAATACCGACTGCTACTGTAGAGATGGATGGTATGCCAAGCTCTGATGAACTATATGATATGGTGGCTGACCCTAAGTATAAGACAGACCCAGCCTTCAGAAGAAAAGTAGAAGAGCAGTTTGCTAGAGCTTATCCGGGTAGTGTAGATACTGGCGTAATATAACACTTGTAATTGTTTGCAAAGTATATTATCCTTATATGCGAGATAACGAATGTTCTGTTCGCCTCTGGCTGGTGTGGAAGTACATCATTTTTTAGCCGAGGGTTTCCTTCGATAACTAAAGTAACTTTTTTTAAATGTGTTAAACAAGGAGTAAACTATGGCACAGTCAATTACTAATGCTTTTGTTACTTTGTTTGATGCCGAAGTGAAACAGGCATACCAAGCAGAATCTGTCTTGGTACCAACTGTTCGGTTAAGACAAGGTGTGCAAGGCAACACTTACAAGTTCCCAAAACTTGGTAAGGGTAGTGCGACTGCTCGTATTCCACAGACAGATGTAACTCCATTGAATGTTACTTATTCGCAAGTAACAGCAACAATGAGCGACTTCAACGCTGCTGAATACTCAGACGTATTCCACCAAGCAAAGGTGAACTTTGACGAAAGGTCAGAACTTGTTCAAGTAGTTTCAAAAGCTATTGGACGTAGAATGGACCAACTAATTATTGACGCACTAGATGCTGAATCATCACCATCAACAGTAGCTAATACTGTTGTAACAAGTGGTTCTGCAGCTGCATCAAACTTGAACGTAGGTAAGCTAATAGCTGCTAAGAAAGCACTTGACGCTAAGAATGTTCCGTTCGATGACAGACACATGGTAATACATGCTAATACATTATCTGGTTTACTAGGTGATGAAAGAGCTATATCAGGTGATTTTGCGTCAATCAAAGCTCTTGTTTCAGGAGAAATCAATAGTTTCCTAGGTTTCCAATTCCATGTTATTGGAGATAGAGACGAAGGTGGACTAGCTATTGATGGCTCAAGCGACAGGAAAGTATTTGCGTATCATCGTTCAGCTATCGGTATGGCAGTAAACATGAACCAAAAAACAGAAATCAACTATGTACCAGAGAAAACTTCTTTCTTGGTAAATAGCATGTTCTCTGCTGGTTCTGTGTCTATTGATGGAGATGGTATCGTAGAAGTAACTTGTAGAGAATAGGAGTAAAATATGGCTTATGACGTTGCAGGATTACAACCTATCGGTGGTCAGTCAAAAGCTGGCTCAGCACCTCAGATGTGGAGTTACACATCAACAGATGCTAAGACAGCAATAGATGCAGCAGGGTACTTTAATAGTGCGTCTGATGTATTAAAAGTTGGCGACCTCATCTATGTTCATGCCTCAACAGGCGGTACAAGAACTTATTCTTTACACCCTGTAGTGAGCAATGCATCAGGTGTAGTAGACATTGGGGATGGCACAGCTGTCTCTGCTACGGATAGTGACTAATATCCAACCAGACTGGGGAGGCGAAAGTCTCCCCTTTCAATTAGGAAAACAATATGGCAAGTGGCGACACAAACATAACTATTTGCAACCAAGCGTTGAATCTTCTAGGCTCAGATACAATATCGTCCTTTACAGATACAACAAATGACGCTGGTGCAATTTGTAATAACATATACGAAACTGTAAAAAGACAGACCCTATCGCTGTACCCATGGTCATTTGCTTTGACCAAGCTACAACTTTCAAGGTCCTCAACCACACCAATCAATGAATGGTCTTACCAATATGATATGCCTTCTACAGCAATAAGTGGTACACCATTACAAGTTTACAACTCAAGTGCAACAAGGGTGTTGCCAATACAAACTTATGAATTACTATACACAGCAAATGGTCCAACCATAGCTACACACGAAGATAAAGTGTTTATAGACTTTGTTACTTCAGCAATTACTGAAGGGCTTATGCCTTCTTACTTTGTTCAATTACTTGTCTACATGATGACTTGGCACCTAGCTGAACCAGTAACAGACCAGATAACAAAAGCAGATTATTGGAGAGGCGTAGCTTTGGGAACTGCAACAGAGAATGGCAGAGGAGGCTATCTAAGACAGGCTATGAATATAGATGGTAGAGGCAAGCCTAATTATGCTATAGTAGATTTCCCATTGACAGATGTAAGGTAGTAGCATGAGTAGAGCTGTTACTGTCCAAACTAACTTTACCACAGGGGAGATAGACCCTTTGCTAAGAGCAAGGACGGATATTGGTCAATACAATAATGGATTAGATAAAGCAAGAAATGTAACTATTCAACCACAAGGAGGGATAGAGAGAAGGCAAGGCTTGCAGTTTATCAAAGAGATACCAAGTGCAGCATCACCAGAAGATGGTGTAAGGCTAATACCTTTCGAGTTCTCGACAACACAAAGCTATATGCTTTTGTTTACTCACAACAGATTATACATTTATAAAAACAAAGTATTACTAACCAATATTAATGGTAGTGGTAATGATTTTTTGACAACAGCAATACCATCAACAAAAGTATCTACCATAGATTTTGCTCAATCTTTTGATACCCTTGTGTTAGTGCATGAGGACTTAACTCCTTTTAAATTAGCAAGAGGTGGTAGTGATACGACATGGACAATATCCGCAATTACTTTTGAACACGTTCCTTTCCATGCTTTTAGTACATCAACTTCAGAGCCTTCAACAACTGTTACACCCTCAGCAGTAGATGGCAGTATTACTATTACAGCAGGTTCATCTATCTTTGATTCCAATAGTGTCAACCAATATATAGAAGTTAAGGATGGTCTAGGAAGAGCAAGGATTGCAAAACTAAACTCTGGGACAGTAGTAGAGGCTATAGTAGAAATACCTTTTTTTGATACTAACGCCATTGCCTCTGGTGATTATGTTTTAGAATCTGGCTATGAAGTAACATGGTCTGGTACTAGAGGATACCCAAGGACAGCAACCTTCCATGAAGGTAGGTTATATTTAGGTGGAACCAAGTCAAGACCGAACACATTGTTTGGTTCACGAGTGGCAAGGTTCTTTGACTTTAATCCCGGGGAAGGACTAGACGATGATTCAATCGAGGCAACACTAGATACTGATTCTGTTAATGCTATCATTGGATTGTTTAGTGGCAGAGACTTACAAATATTTACTAAGGGTGGTGAGTTCTTTGTACCTCAATCATCACTAGACCCAATAACACCAAGCAATATTGTTATCAATGGTTCTACTAGGCGTGGAGCAAAAGAAGGCATAAAACCTGTAGGTGTAGAAAGTGGTACTTTATTTATACAAAGAAGTGGCAAGGCTGTAAGAGAGTTTTCTTTTAGTGATACAGAGCTATCGTATGTATCGGCTAACATATCTTTGCTTAGCTCTCATCTACTTAGCACACCAACAGACATGGCTTTACGAAAAGCTACATCTACGACTGAAGGGGATATGCTCTTGATAGTCAACACAGACGGAACTCTAATAACTTATTCTATGCTTAAAGACCAGAATGTTATAGCTCCTTCATTGCAATCAACAGGTCCGGAGGCTGCCACAGTTACAGCATCTGACTTTGCTAACATAGCTGTAGGGACAGAACTTACATTTACAAATAACAATGGCACAGTTATTACTTTACAAACAGAGGCAATCAGTGGGTCTGCACCATCATCTGCATCTGGCAATACACATTTCTTTAGACCGAACGAATCGAACAACACAACAGCAGATAACATCTTTACTGCCTTTGGTAACATAGATGGATTTGTTGTTAAGAACCCAGCAGCAGCAGTCGTAACAATCAAGAGAGTCATACCCGGTGATGACAACTTAACAGTTACTACTACAGATAGCACAAGGTTAGCTGTTACTAACTTTGCTAAGACAGACAAGTTTCTAAATGTTGCTGTTGATGTTGAGACTGTTTACTGCGTAGTAAAGCGTTCTATTAATGGTTCGGATGCTTACCATGTAGAGGCTTTCAATGACGACAACACAACAGATAGTGCAATACTATTTACAGGAGGCACTCTACCGGGTAGTACATCTCTAAGTGGTCTCGGTCATTTAGAAGGTGAGACAGTTAAAGTTATTGCAGATGATGCAATGCAATCTAACAAGGTAGTATCATCAGGAG